CTGAACCATATGGGAACTACACTATCCTCAAGGCGTTCTGCAGAGATTGCAGTCATGCCTGTAGATGATATCGAAGTTGATGAATTTATATCAGCTAAGAAAGATTTCTGGTTACACGATAACGCACATAGACAACAATCTAACAATTCATTGTTGTTCTTTAAGAAGCCTACGAAGTGGGAGATAGCCTACATCTTTGACCGTATGGTTGAAGCTGGTGGTTCAGAACCTGCATTCATAAATGCTGAAGCCGCACTCAAACGCGCTCCACATTTTAAAGGAGTTAACCCGTGCGCGGAAATCTTGTTAGGAAACAAGAGCTTCTGTAACCTAGTTGAAGTAGATTGGGGTAAATACCTAGATGACTTCGAAGGTTTGAAACGTGCTATCTATATGTCAGCGAGAGCAAACTATAGACAGACTTGTGTTAACTTAGATGATGGTATCTTACAGCGTTCATGGCATGAGCTTAATGAGTTCCTACGTTTATGTGGTGTTGGTGCTACAGGTATTGTGAAGTGGCTAGATCACCAAGAATACATGTACATGAATGTTGAGAGTATGCTCAAGACGTTACAGGCTCAAGCAAGGTTAGGTGCTAACAGCATTGCAGATGAACTAGGACTACCAAGACCTAAACTTGTATCAACCATAAAACCTTCGGGAACATTGTCAAAAATCATGTCTACTACGGAAGGAGTCCACCGACCATTAGGTAAGTATCTATTTAATAATGTAACTTTCTCCAAGCATGACCCTATCGTACCTATAATGACAAACGCTAACTACAAGGTGATTGAGAAACCTTTTGAACCTGACAGCGTTCTGGTTACATTTCCTGTAGCTTATGATGATGTTAAGTTTGATGAAGTCGATGGTAAGTTTGTTAACCTTGAAACTGCAGTACAACAGTTAGATAGATACAAGCTAATGATGGACAACTATGTAGACCATAATTGTTCTGTAACCATCAGTTATTCTCCAGATGAAATACCGTCTATGATTGATTGGATTATGACTAACTGGGATAGTTATGTAGGTGTGTCATTCATCTACAGAAATGACCCAACTAAGACTGCAGAAGATTTAGGTTATGCCTACCTTCCACAAGATGTCGTATCAAAAGAAGTGTACGACGAATATGTATCTAAACTCACACCTGTAGATATTGAAAATGCAAATTCATTCGACGAATTAACTGATGATGAATGTGCAACAGGTGCTTGCCCAATCCGATAAGGAATAAATATGGCTAAAAAATCTGCCTACAAAAAGAAGGTAGAAGATCAAGGGCGCGTGGTTACTCCTCGCGTCCGTCCTCTACTCCCAATGAACCCTGCACAAGAGAACTATATGGAGTGTATCCATCGATACTCTCAAGTATTTGTTACTGGCCCTGCAGGTACTGGTAAGACATATATTGCGGCGGCTATCGCGGCAGATATGTTTAATAAGCATAGGATTAAAAAGATAATCTTAACGCGACCTAACATCCCTGCAGGTAAATCTTTAGGTTTCTTTGCAGGTACTATTGAAGACAAGATAGCACCGTGGGTCTATCCTCTTACTGAAGTCCTTACCGAGAGATTAGGAAAGGGTAAGTATGAGATAGCGCGTAAGCGAAATGATATCGAGATTGTACCATTTGAAGTAATGAGAGGACGCTCATTTAATGATGCGTTTGTTATACTCGATGAAGGGCAGAACCTTACACCTCACGAAATGAAGATGTTTCTTACAAGAATAGGTGAGAACACAAAGGTAATTATCAATGGTGATATATCCCAGCATGACCTTAAAGGTAACTCAGGATTAAAGATTGCTATAGATTTATTACATAAACATAACATCCCTGCCGCTCACTGTAACTTCACTCATGACGATGTTGTGAGGTCAGGTATATGCGCCGCATGGACACGCGCCTTTAATTAGGTTGCACTTTAGAGGATTAAATAAACAATGTTTCCTTATATATCTAAAGAACTACTAGCAGAACTTAATACACGTTTTCCTAATCAATCTCCCAAAGCTGGTGAGACATTAGATGAATTAAAATGGCGTGGTGGACAGCGTTCAGTCGTAGACTTTTTAACAACAATTCATGAAGAACAATTAGCTTCAAATTTAGGAGAATAGACTATGTGTTTTGCGAACCCACAACAAGCACCAGCCGCCGCCGCACCACCTGCCGCAACGCCAGTGCAGGATAATATGTATAACCCAAACAATAGCGAACTATTGGAAAAAGGTTCAGTGCTTGGTAAAGCCGCTGGGACTTCACAGCTTCGTGTAGACCTAGACCCCACAGTCACAAACATGGGTAAGACTACTGGACTACAAATAACAAAGTGAGAACTTAAAATATGAGCATAGGTACTGCAGAAACGCGGTATCGCCAACTCGAACAAAGTCGTCAATCTTATTTAGATAGAGCAAGAGATTGTTCAGAACTAACTATACCATCCTTAATACCACAAGACAGCCATAACGAGACAAGTGATTTATACACTCCGTTTCAAGGCATCGGTGCAAGAGGTGTAAATAACTTAGCTTCTAAACTTTCACTAGCCCTTATGCCACCTAACTCACCATTCTTCCGTCTCATGGTTGAACCATATACTTTAAAAGATATGGCTCAAGACGATGCGGCTAGGACTGCAATGGAACAACAGTTAGGCGAATATGAACGGGCAGTAATGTCTGAGATTGAAACGTCTGGTGATCGAGTAGCGGTACACGAAGCGTTAAAACATTTAATTGTCGGCGGTAACGTTCTGTTACAAGTTGGACAAGATAAAACAAGAGTAATCCATTTAGATAGTTATGTTGTATCACGCGCCCCTAACGGCGAAGTGTTAGAGATAGTAACGGTAGAGCATGTCTCACCTAACGCTCTGGACAAAGCGACAGCGGCTAACATAACAGGCAAACTTGAAGGTGACGAAAAGACTGTAGAAATCTATACTCATATTGAGCGTAAGAATGATTTCTATACTGTATACCAAGAGTGTAAAGGAACATTAGTTTCTGGCTCTAAAGGTAAATACAGAAAAGATAGCGTACCATTCCTTCCATTAAGGTTCTCTCGTATTGACGGTGAAGACTATGGACGTGGGTTTGTTGAAGAACTTCTAGGAGACTTACGGTCTCTTGAAGCTTTATCACAAGCAATCGTTGAAGGCGCGGCGGCGGCGGCTAAAGTATTATTTATGGTTAATCCTAACGGCACAACCAGAATGAGAACAATAGCTCAAGCTGAGAATACAGCAATTATTGAAGGTAACAAGAATGATGTATCTGTACTACAGATGGACAAATTCAACGACTTTAGAGTGGCGTATCAAGCTATGCAGGGTATTGAAGAACGTCTCTCTCAACAGTTCATGTTACAGTCATCTGTATCACGCAACGCTGAACGTGTAACTGCTGAAGAAATACGATATCTTGCAGGTGAACTAGAGGATACCTTATCAGGTATTTACTCAATCTTATCTCAAGAATTTCAGTTACCTTATATTAACCGTAAGATCGACGTACTGACTAAATCTAAGAAGCTACCTAAGTTACCAGAAGAGGTTGTAAAACCTTCAATTGTAACTGGCATGGAAGCACTTGGGCGAGGTCATGACCTTCGTAAACTAGATATGTTTATACAAGGAATGTCACAATCATTAGGCCCAGAAGTATTACAACAATATGTAAACTTACAGGACTACATCAAACGCCGTGCAACAGCATTAGGCATTGAGACAGACGGTCTTATTAAATCACAAGAACAAATAGCCCAAGAACAACAGCAAGCGCAGATGCAACAAATGGCAATGCAAGCTGGCCCACAAGCAGTTCAAGAGGGCGTTAAAGCATTAGGAAATTCATATGTTGAAAGCCAAAGACAGCAAGGCGGCGAAGGATAATACACCTTCAGAAGAGCCTGTAAAGAAACCACTGGCAACACCATCAATCATTAAAAGCAATCCACACCCGATTAAAAGGGAAGATTTCTAAACATGGCTGAAAGCATCACAATAACAGAAGAAGACACAGGCCCAGAAGCACCAGTTGCAGAGGATAACCTTTCTGAACGACCTGAGTGGTTGCCAGAAAAATTTAGCTCACCAGAAGATATGGCTAAGTCATACAGCGAACTAGAGAAGAAAATGTCATCTCCGCAAGAAGAGACAGAAGCACAGGGTCAGGACGAAGTAAAGAGTTCTGAGGCTGTGAGCTTCACTAAGTTCTCTGAAGAATATGAGGCTGGTGGAGAGCTATCTCCAGAAAGCTTTACGGAGCTTGAGGGTATGGGATATCCACGAGAAATGGTGGAGACCTATATCAAAGGCATACAGGCTGGTGGAACAGCAGATGCTGACGCGGTTATGAACGTTGTTGGTGGTAAAGAAGGTTATGATGAACTAACTGACTGGGCTAAACAATCTCTCGATACACAAGAACTAGAGCTATACAACAGTATGGTTTCTGGTGGTACTGATAACGCTAAGATGGCAGTAGAATGGTTGGCATCTAAACGTGAAGCGATAGAAGGTTCTGAGCCTAGCCTACTTCAAGGTAGAGCATCAGCGGCAAGTAAAGATGAATTCCGTAGCACTGCACAAGTTGTAGCGGCTATGAAAGACCCTCGATACGGTAAGGACTCGGCGTACACTAAAGACGTTGAAGAAAAACTAGGACGGTCTTCAGTATTTTAAAATAATTATGGTGGGGAGAAATCCCCATCAATACTACTATAGGAGTAACTATGTCTAAGAAAAAACCTTACGGAAAAGGTACTAAGAAATAACTAACACACCTAATTTGGGTGGTTGAGACTATCGACAATGAACGACAAGGCCATATGCGTATGACAACCCTGACTAGTAAGAGACCGAAAGTCATTCTTAAAATCTATAAATTATTTTCAAATAGGAAAAGACAATGACAAACGTAACTCCATCGCGCCTCGGTGCGGTCAACCTAGCGGCGGCTAATGCAACGCAGTCGAATGCTTTATTTCTTAAAGTATTTGCTGGTGAAGTTTTAACTGCTTTTGACGAAACAAACGTAATGAAAGATTTACACGTATCGCGTACAATCGCGTCTGGTAAATCAGCATCATTCCCAGTGACAGGTAAAGCGAATGCCGCATACCACACTGTAGGTACACCATTATTGGGTACACAGAAAATTGCACATAACGAAATCGTTGTTAACATCGATGACGTTTTGATTGCAGATACATTCATCGCAAACATTGATGAAGCTAAGAACCACTACGATGTACGTGCAGAATACTCACGTCTATTGGGTATGGCTCTTGCAAAGCAATTCGATGTACGTTGCTTACAATTAGCAGTATTAGCGGCGCGCTCATCTGCAACAGTAAGTGGCGGTAATGGCGGTTCAGCTATTACAGACGCAGACTCTAAGACTAATGGTGCGTCATTAGCGGCATCAATCTTTGAAGCGGCTAAAATCATGGACGAGAAAGACGTTCCAGAGAACGAACGTGTTGCTATCGTGAAGCCAGCACAATACTACAACCTTGTACAAACAACAGACGTAATCAACCGTGATTTCGGTGGTGCTGGTGTTTATGCAGACGGTACAGTTCTTAAAGTTGCTGGTATTGATATTGTTAAATCTAACAATGTACCATCAGCAAACGTCTCAGCAGTATCTGGTGAGAACAACACTTATCATGGTGACTTCTCAACTACAGCGGCAGTTGTAATGCAGAAGCAAGCTTTGGGTACTGTTAAGTTAATGGACTTAGCTGTTGAAAGAACATCTGGTGACTTCGAAGTTATGTACCAAGGTACATTAATGGCGGCGAAGTACGCAATGGGCCACGGCATCTTGCGTCCTGAGTGTTCAGTAGAAATCAAAACTGCTTAATCTAATTCTGGGTTGGCCTTTAATCGGGTCAGCCCTTTTTTTTAAAAAAATGAGGACATCATGACAAAACCAACGTCTATGACCGAACTAGAAGCAGTCAACATCTTGCTTACTACAATCGGTGAAGCTCCTGTTAATACACTTACAGGAAACCAAGTTACTGATGTGACTATCGCTAATCAAGTTCTGACCGAGGTTAGCCGTGAGGTTCAAGCTCAAGGCTGGCACTTTAACACTGAAGACAAAGTTGTGCTTAGTCGTAACGAATTTAATCAAATTGTTGTACCTGCAGATGTTGCACGTATTGACACGCCAGACTTTAATACAGTTGAAAGAAATGGAAAACTGTTTGATTTAACAGCTAGGTCTTTAGAATTTCATTCAAATATTGAAGCAACAATCGTATATTACAGAGACTTTTTGGAACTTCCAGATTTAGTAAAACGTTACATTACAATAAGAGCGGCTCGTATATATTCAGATCGTATGCTTAATTCAGATACAATTAGTAAAATGGTATCTAGGGACGAACAAAAAGCGTTAATTGATCTTAAAGATTTTGAAGGAGATACAGCGGATTTCAACATGATGGATAATTATTCAGTATCTCGTGTAATGAACCGCGGAAACAATCGTAGGATAATTTAAATGGGAATGATAAGCTCCGCTATCCCCAACTTAGTACAAGGCGTATCGCAACAATCTCCATCTTTAAGATTATCATCACAGTCTGAAGAACAAATTAATGCGTTTCCTTCCCTAGTTGAGGGTCTAAAAAAGCGACCACCGCTAGAATACGTGGCAAAAATGAGAGACTCTGAAACTTTAGGGTCGTTTACACATTTGATAAATAGAGACACATCAGAACGTTATTTTGTATTTATTAATGCTAATAATCAAATTTCTATTTATGATTTGAATGGTATACAAAAAACAATCACTTACCCCAATGGAACTGCTTATTTAAATAGTTCCACACCATCTGCAGATTTTAGAGCTGTAACAGTTGCTGATTATACATTCATTGTAAACACAACACAAACAACAGCAATGAATACAACAGTTAGCCCAGACTACCCATTTAAAGGTCTTATAGCCGTTAAGCAGGGTGATTATAACCAACGTTATACTATATATCTTGATGGGAACATTGCCGCTAATATTACAACATCAGCAGATGACCAATTAGAAACGCGCACAGATGATATAGCAACCAGACTTGCAACAGCAGTAAACTCACAAACAAACTTTTCAGCTCATGCTGATGGCTCTACAGTTGTAATAACAAAAACTGGTAACGCAACATTTGATCTAGCTACATACGATAGTCTAGCAGACGTAGGGCTGAGTGCTACAGTTGGTATTGTTCAGAGATTTGACGATTTACCTGATGTTGCACCTCATGGGTATATAGTACAAGTACAAGGTGATCAAACAAACAATTTCGATGATTACTATGTAAAGTTTGTAAGTGATAATGGTACACAAAATAATTTAGGTAAAGGTGTATGGGTTGAGTGGATTAAGCCAAATATAACATATGAGATAAACGCGGCAACAATGCCACACCTACTTATAAGACAGCCCAATGGTTCATTTACGTTTGAACAAGCTGATTGGGGTGATAGAGCTGTTGGCGATGAAATTTCAATTCCTAGCCCTACCTTTATAGGTAATAAAATAACTGATGTATTCTTTTTTCAGAACCGACTTGGTTTACTATCTGATGAGAATGTTATCATGTCTAGGACATCAGAATACTTTGATTTCTTTGCTACAACCGCACGAGCCTTACTAGATAATGACCCAATTGATGTAGCGGCTAGTCACGTTAAAGTTTCAGCTTTAAAA